CCGAGAACGGCATCGCGCAGCCGGATGCGGTGAAGTTTGTTTCCCAGCGTTTTGACGAATATGGCGCTCTCGCCAAATCCCAACAGGAGAACTAGACATGCAGCCGTTTCTGGCGCTGATCACGCCATTGTCCTCTGGCGAGCCCTCTCACCCCATCGCCCCGGGAGGTCCCTCTGCTCCGGTGGATCCCTCGTTCGGTGTGCCGGGCTGGCCCGCGCATCCCATCGCGCCCGGCGGACCGCCGCCAGGCATCTGGCCGGGACCGGGCTATCCCGCCCACCCGATTGCGCCGGGAGGACCGCCTCCTTCGATCTGGCCGTCGCCCGGTCACCCGGCCCATCCGATTGCACCAGGCGGGCCGCCGCCATGGGTGTCGCATCCGATCCCGCCCACCGTCTGGCCCGAGCCGCCAAAACCGGGACAGCCGCCGCATGTCGAGGGCGGTCCCGGCAGTTTGCCGCCTTCGGTGATGCCGCCGATCTACATTCCCAATCCGCCGCCGCAAGATGGCTCGATCGTCGAGTGGCACGCCGTGTGGACTCCGGTGACCGGCTGGGCGGTGGTCGGCACCATCAATCCACCGCACCCGACGCCCAGTAAGTGAAGCTGTGCCACGTCAGAATTGATCTGGACGAGGCCAATGCGTTTGTTGCAACCCACCACAGGCACCACAAGCCGGTGGTGGGACATCTGTTCTCTCTCGGCGCGGCCTTTGAGGACCGCATTGTCGGGGTGGTGATTGTCGGGCGTCCGGTGGCGCGGTTGCGCGACGATGGCATGACGGCAGAGGTCACCCGGTTGTGCACTGATGGCACCCGGAATGCCTGTTCGTTTCTCTATGGGGCAGCGTCCCGCGGCGCGTTTGCCCTCGGATTCAAGCGCATCGGCACCTACATTCTGGCATCCGAAAATGGCGCAAGCCTGAAGGCGGCAGGCTGGCGGCAGATTGGCGAGGTCAAGGGGCGCTCGTGGAGCTGTCCGTCCAGGCCCCGTATCGATAAGCACCCGACCCAGGACAAACTGCTGTTCGAGAGGAACTGTTGACAGACGAACTTGTCCTCGACAAGGAAAACTGTGCCAATGAACGGCTGCTGCGCAATCAACTGCGGAGTAGCCTGCAGAAATGGTGCGAATACAACGGCTTCAAACCGGCGAGACACCACCGCCTCATCATCGAGAAGCTGGAGGCCGTCGCCCGCGGTGAGATCCTTCGCCTGGCGCTGTTCATGCCGCCGGGGTCGGCGAAATCCACCTATACCTCGATCCTGTTTCCGCCCTGGCTGCTCGCCCAGGACCCCAAGGCGCTGATTCTGGCGGCCTCCCACACCACGGAACTGGCGGAACGCTGGGGCAGAAGGGTCCGCAATATCATTGCCGACCATGGCCTGGAGTTGAAGATCCGTCTCTCCGATGATAACCAGGCCGCCAACCGCTGGTCGATCAAGGGCGGTGGCGAATATTATGCCGCCGGCGCCAATGTCGGCATCGCGGGTTTCCGGGCGCTATATGGATTGATCGATGACCCTATTCGGTCCCGGCAGGACGCGGACTCGCTTCTGGTTAGGGATCGCTTGTGGGATTGGTATCTCAATGATTTTCGTCCTCGTCTTGTACCTGGTGCTCGCCAGGTCCTGATCCAGACCCGCTGGCATGAGGATGACCTTGCCGGAAGGCTGCTCAACCATGAAAAATGGGATGTCGTCTCCCTGCCCGCCCTCGCCAAACCTGATGACCCTTTGGGTCGGGATGTGGACGAGCCTCTATGGTGCGACGATGACTACGGCTATGGTGCTCAACTGCTTAGCCTTAGAGACACTACTCCGCCGCGAATCTGGTCCGCCCTCTACCAGCAGGCCCCGGCCCCGGATGAGGGTGATTTCTTCAAAGAAGAGTGGCTCAAACCACGTGACATCGTACCTCACCACTCTACCTTAAGAGTCTATGGCGGGTCGGACTACGCGGTGACCGCGGACGGCGGCGACTATACCGTCCATGTTGTGGTCGGCATTGACCACCTCAACAATATGTATCTCTTGGATATCTGGCGACGGCAGGCCAGCGCCGATGTCTGGGTCGATGCGTTCTGCGACCTCTGCCAGAAATACCGACCCTTGGAATGGGCCGAGGAGCCCGGCCAGATCAAGTCGGGCGTCGGCCCGTTCCTGGAAAAGCGCATGAGGGCGAGGCGAGTCTATGTCAACCGCAGGACCTTTACCTCCCGGGGCGACAAGGCGGTGCGGGCCAGATCCATCCAGGGAAGAATGGCGCTCGATGGGCTGTACTATCCGAAAAACGCCAACTGGGTTAGTGATTTTCTGGCCGAGCTATTGTCTTTCCCCGCTGCGAAACACGACGACCAGGTGGATGCCCTGGGACTATGCGGACAATTGCTCGACATCATGGTGGTCGCCAGATTGAAGAAGAACGCCGTTCCCACGCTGCCCGAGGACGGCTACCAGGACAAGAAGATCAAGACCGTCGATCACATGACATTGTAATAGGAGCGATATTTGCAAGGGCAAAATCGGTGATTTCTCTCGATGAAGCCGCCCATCTCGGCCAGTACAGTGACGGTTTCACCTCCCCGGTCGGCTATGACAAGAACGGCAACCCCTATCCCTCGATCGTCAAAAGACGCCGCGCCTTCGAGAACTATGCCTATGCCAAGGGCCGCGAAATCGACGAACAACGGATGAGTTGGCGCTACTACCACGTCGATCAGTGGACCCAGGAACAACTGCGGGTCTTGAAACGCCGGCAGCAGCCCGCCATCACCTTCGACCGCACCGGGCGCAAAATCGACTCGCTGGCCGGTACCATCCGCAGATTAAGGACCGATCCCAAGGCCTATCCCAACACCCCGAACGGCGAGCAGGGCGCCGAGGTCGCCACCCAGGTGATCCGCACCATCTGCGATGCGTCTTTTGCCGAGGATCTCGAAGTCGAGTGCTGCCGCGATGCCATGATCCACGGCATGGGGATTTCCGAACTGGTCCTGCGAAAAGGCGACAAGGAAGATCCGGACCTTGCCTTTGCCTATGTCGATCCAAGGACATGGTTCTACGATCCGCGCAGCGTCAAGAACGACTTCCACGACGCGCGTTTCCATGGCGTCTATAAATGGGCCGATGCCGACGAGCTGGAAGAGGCCTTCCCCGATTCCCAGGACATGATCCGGCAGTCCATCAACAACGACGGCGGCTACTGGACCGCGTTCGATACCGACCGCGAGCCAATGTGGATCGACATCTATCATCGGGTAAGGCTGGTCGATCACTGGTACAAGGAAGGCAATATCTGGAAGTGGTGCCTGCACACCGGGATTGTCGAACTGATGTCCGGCGAAAGCCCGTTCATCAACGAACGCGGCCAGTCGATCTCCAAATTTCATGGCTTTAGCGCCTATATCGACATCCACGGCGACCATTACGGCCTGGTGCGTCGCCTAAGAGGTCCGCAGGACGCGCTCAACCAGCATCGCAGTAAGGCGATGCACATCATGAACACCCGCCAGATTCGCTTAAGGGAAGGCGCGGTCGATGACATCGAGGTGACCCGGCGGGAAGCCGCCCGTCCCGATGGCGTCTTGGTCTATCGCGGTGACAAGAACGATTTCGACGTGATCCAGCCCGAGCAGGAATTCATCCAGCAGACCAACTACTACACCGACGCCAAGACCGAGATAGACAGTTTTGGCCCGAACCAGCAACTGATCCAGCAGTTCGGCCAGAACGTCTCCGGCCGCGCCGCCAACATGCTGCAGCAGGCCGGCCTCGCCGAGTTGGGGCCGTTCCTGAAGAACTTCAGGATGTGGAAACTGGAACGTTACCGGGCGTGCTGGATGGCGGCACAGAAATTCTGGACCGCGGACCGTATGCTCCGGGTGTCGGGCGATCAGCAGGTCGCCCAGTTCCTGCAGATCAACGGCGTGCAACTCAACGAATTCGGGCTGCCGATGCTGGTCAACGCACTGGGCAATATTGATGTCGAGATCAAGATCGACGAGGGCGCCGACAACGAAACCGTGATGGGCGACATCTTCGACCTGTTGATGGCGCTGTCGCAGAACAACGTGCCGGTGCCGCCACAAGCCATCATTGAGGCCTCCAACCTGCCGCTCTCCGAGAAGAAGAAGCTGCAGATGATGGTGAGCCAGCCCGATCCGCAGAAGCAGCAGATCCAGCAGCTCCTGATGGCCGACAAGGCC